AATATAATATATGATCAATCAAAGGAACAGTAGCATTTGCATTTTGAAATTTATTATGCATTTTAATATTTTTTTGAAATATTTCAGTATAATTGTTTCTATTTTCAAGTTCTTTCGCCACATATTTTTTATTGATATCAATATTTAAAGAATAATTACTCTTTAAAGGTTTTATCTCAAATATTTTAGCTTGAGAACCTTTACCAATTTGAGATCCTTTAATCCAAGACATAGAAGAGGTTGTATAAGTAGTCATTTTTAAACTTTTATTTAAGTTAAAAACAAGGGACTAATATAGTAAAATCTATATTATGAAATAAAAATAATAGAAATAAAAAAAAATCATTTAATTTTTCTTTTAAAAAATAAATAAATGAATTAGTTTTCTAAATATAATATTATTTTAAAAATCATTTTTATAAAAATATAAAAATGGATTCTTTCTCTAGTGAAAAAGAATCTAAAGAAAAATCTTCTTCTTCTAATATAAAAAATGAAGAAGTTTTTGAATATTATTATAAAAAAATAGTTATAAAAGATTATGAATCTCAAGGGTCTTCTATAACACATATTGAATGGTTTTCTAGAACTACTAAAAGAAATAGAGAATATAATTCTGATGAAGAAGATGATAAACATAAATATAAAAAACAAAAATAGTAGAAAACTTATTTATATAAAATATGAGGAAGATATTCATCTATAAATTATTACAGTATAATAACTGTAATAATTTTCTTGAGAAAAAATAAATTAGTAATATAAACTTAAAGTGAATTTATAAAATCATTTTTTAAATTTTTAATTGTATTTTTCAAAATAAATAAATGTTCATTTAATAACTCTTTTGGTTTTATATAATTTTTAGTTTCTTTCTCTGTTAATTTTAATTTAATAACTATTCTATTTTCAAGAGGATGTATCATTCTATAACCTATAAATTCTACTCTATTATCTTTAACTAATGATTTTTGAATTAAATTAGCTATAGTATGATCACCATTTAATAAAGTTATTTCAATAGAATAGTCATCTATATTTTTAAATATAACTTTTTTATAAAGGGATAAGCCCTTATCAGATTCTTCTAATACTTCAGAAGTTAATTTAATAATAGGATCATTATATCTTCTAATATAAATTTGTTTTTCAATATCAGAAGACATATCTTTTATATCCATATCATTATTCATTTCAATATCCATATTTTTATTATAAATATATATTATAAATATATTTATAAATCATTTTTTTATTTTATGCTGGTTGAACTTTTATACTTCTAACTCTATCATTAAAATCTCTTATATTTGGATTTGACGAAGTTAATTCTATTTTATCACCAAGGAAATTTTCTTCTTTATATAATATTACTTTATAACCTTTAGGTATTTGTATAGATGTCATCATAAACATTATAGCCATTACATATTTTCCTTCATTTGTATCTACAAGATTATTTTTTGTATAATCTCCAAAATATTTTAATTCTGCCGAATTATTACTATAATCATCATCTCTATACATAATTGGTTTTTTAGAAGACCAAAATACTTTATCACTACCATCATATACATATAATATACCTTCATTTGTTAATGATAATCTATATGGAGCTCTTGAATCAGTTCTAATTTTACCTCCTACTTCATCGACATTAGACCATATTTTTTGACCATCTTGAAAAGGACTTCTTATTGATAATTCTCCATTTGCTAAAAATAAATAATAAGGACCTCCTACTTTTCTATTAAATCCAGTTGTTCCTGCTGCACTCCATATAGCTGTTTTTCTATTTATATTATTTTCTAATGTATATATAACTAGATTTCCATCATCCTGTAAAACTAATATAAATTTACCGTCAGGTGAATATAATGGTAGAGGAATTGCAGCAGGAACAGTCAGAGCTTTAAATGAATTATAATCTTTAGATAATGTAAAGAACATATCATTTTTATTATTTAAATCACATATATCTAAATTATAATATTTTTTTTCATCATTATAATAAATACACATATCTTTATCATCTTTATATAAACTAATAAATGCTCCGAGATTAGTATTTTCATCTATAAGTCTATATTCAAATCTCTGATTATAATTTGATATATCACATTGTTTTAATGTTAATGGTTTTTTTTCATTATTTATTCCTGTAACTCCTCCATCATCCAGACATAAATTAGTTGAAGTTTTTTTAATTAATCTTTTAACATGATCATATTCAAACATCTGATTTTCTTGTTTAAAACCACAAGGTGTATTTATTATCATAGTTGGAAGTTGTCCAAATATACCATTACCTTGAGGACTAAAAGTCATACAATTACCATTATTAGAAGATAAAATAAAAGGAGTAGTCAAAGGATTAGTAGCAGGGGGTTTGCTTAAAATTTTAGGAACACCTTTTACATTTTTATTAAGTATCCATATTTTTTTATTTTTATTATTATATAATGTTAAATCTCCATTATTCTCTAATTTTAATTTTAATGGCATTTCTGTTTTTTTAGTAGGTGTAAATTCTATATTATTTATTATAGACCATATATCATAGTCATTTTCATTTAATGTTTGATATCTATTTTCTAGATCATATGCTGAAGATCCTGATAATACAAGATTACCATTTTGGAATAAAAATAATTTACAAGGACATTCTTTATCAATCCATGCTGCTTTTTCAACACCTAATTCTCTATTTATATTTTTTAAATTCCAAATAATATTATTATTTTCTCTTATGTATAAATTTGATCTATCAACTTCTAATTTATATACTTTATTATCAGATTCCATATTTTTAATTTCTATTTTTACATCTGGACTCTTTAAATAAATTGCATTAGGATCTTCTTGTATTTCTATTTGAGGAGGTGTTGAACTTTCTTCTTCTTGTTGAATATCTTCCATTTTTTGTTTTTGAGAGGATTCTATTTGAGGAGAAGAAGTTGATTTTTGTTCAGTAGTTTGTTTTTTATAATAATAGTAATAATAATATATTGCGCCTATAATTCCACCAATTAATATTATTAATAAAATCCAAAATATTGGTTTTTTATAAAAAGGATCTTCTTCTTCATATTGATAATTATAATCATATTGTTGCATTTGAGGCATTTGTTGCATTTGAGGCATTTGAGGCATTTGCTGCATTTCAGGCATTTGCTGCATAATTTTTATAATATTATATAAATTATATAATATTATAAAAATAAATTAGTTTAAAATTAATATAAATAATAAATTTAATTTTTTTGACAAAAAATTAACTGATTTTTTTATTTTAAATAATAATATTACAAATTGATAGTTCAGAGTATAAAAGTTAACAATCTTCATTTTCAAATGAGTGTTCCATTTTCTGACATCGACCCCTCTTTCGTTTTATCTTTTTCTGATAACGACAGATTCTCTATCGCAAGGGATATATTCTATCATGATGAAAACATGATGTTCAAAACCAGATTTCTTTCTATTTTGAACATGTGTTGGACTTATTTTGGAATGCTTTCCAGAGCTGAGAGAGAGTCTCGTGACTATTTGGATAAAAACATGTTGCCTGAATTGCAAAAATTCTTTTACAATGATTTCTGGTCATTCAAAACAGTCTTCTTCCCCAACGAGACTATTGATCAGGTTGTAAAAATTCTTGGAATAGATAGATGTTATAACAAAGAAATGGTTGGTTATGAAGGTTCTGAGAGCCTCGTCTTCACGATTTTATTGTGTCCTAAGATGAGATTTGATGATTATACTCTCTGTTTTCCTAGACGTTAGATACATATTTGATGTTTCATAATGGTTTAATCAAGGTGTGTTTTTTATTAAACACGGGGATCTTGATTAGTGTTTGTTTTTGTGGATGAAGTCCCACCCCCAAAAACTAAATTTTTAATATATATTAAATTATATATTAAATTTATTTTTTTTATATTATATAAAAATATAATATAAAAAATGTCTTTTTATAATGTTGATTCTAATCCTCTTATCAGAAGTAGAAATATGGATTTAACTGGTAGACAAGATATAACTTCATCTGTTGGTAGTATTGCTTTAGTTATGAGTCAAAATGGTTTATTACCTCCTCCTGGTTCTATTTTTCAATATGCTGGAAGTGTATCTCCTACAGGTTATTTTATTTGTGATGGTAGTGCTGTATCAAGAACTGATTATGAAGGATTATATTTAATTATAGGAACAATATATGGTTCAGGGGATGGTTCTACAACTTTTAATTTACCTAATTTAAAAGGTAAATTTCCTGTAGGTTATGATTCTTCACAAACTGAATTTGATAATTTAAATGAATCAGGAGGTGCAAAAACACATACATTAACAATTGCTGAAATGCCTTCTCATAATCATAATGGTTTAACTCAAAGTGCTGGAACACATACTCATGGTATTACAGATCCTGGACATTCACATACTTTACCTCAATCTTTAACAGCTTTAACAGGCGTTGGTCCTAATGATGATTGGACTCAAGGAAGCGGAACTAATACAGGATCTTCTGTAACTGGAATAACTATAAATTCTGATGGTGCACATCAACATGTAATTGATTCACAGGGAGGAGGACAAGCACATAATAATTTACCTCCTTATTTAGTATTAAATTATATAATAAAATATTAATTTTTCCTTAATTAAAAATTAAATGATGATAAATATAATATATAATGTGTAATTTTTCTTTATTTAAAAATAAATTAAATATATCTTATATTGATAAATATAATTTATTTAAAAGAGGATTTTATCTTTATAATAATCAATATATATTTTCTAAAACAATATTAAATGGTAAATGGATTTTTGAAAATAATCAAGATTCAAATATGAATTCTTCATATATATTAGGTTATCATTCCAATTATTCAAATAGAGAAGATCAAGTTCTTTATAGAAATAGAGAATTGAATGATATAAATAATTTTAAATTTATATTAAAAAATTCAGATTTAAAATTAAGTTTAAGTAATTTTTTATATAATAAAAAAAATTATTATATACATTCTAATTTTAATGATATAAGTTGTAATTTATTTTATGTTCTTAATGATTCTAATAAAATTATATTTTTTCGTTTAGATATGAATACTATTTATTTTGATCCTCAATTATATGAAATAGAATCAAATTATCAAAATTTAGAAAATGATAAACCTTTTTTAATATAAAATTTTTATATCTATATATTAATATATAGATATGCCTAATTCTCCTTTATTTTATAAAAGATTAAATAAATTAATTAAATATGGTTCTCTTGGTAAATATAAAAAAAAATCTAAATCTAAATATCCTAGAATTCCTTATTTAAAGAAAAATGAAAATCCTAGTCATCATTCTGATTTATTTGTTGATGAAGAAAAAACTAAATCTATAAAAGGATTAAGATTTAGAAGTGAAAAAGAAGC